TATCAAAGACTGATGCATATCCGATCAGTTTGTTTCCGTCACCGACCTGGCGTGCTTCCAGCGTCGTGAAAGCGATTGAACGCTTTTCGTTTTCTTCCTTGACGCACCAGCGCACTTCTTTTAGGTCAGCCATAGTTGGTGACAACTTTACATCTTCCGCGACGTTCTCGCTACGCGCTTCCGCTTCAGCATCCAACTGTGCAACGATCCGTTCGGCATAAGCCTGTGCGCGGCGTGCGCTGACTTTCGTAGACCCGCCACCCCACAACAGCATTGCCACTAGACCTGGCGTGATCTCATCACCTTCCACAGCATCCAGATCAACCGTATGGCGGGCGATCCAGGCAGGGATCTTGCGCCACTTGGTTTCGCTGATTTCCCCTGCCGCCATCCTGCGAGCATCGGCAACAGTTGCTGGAACCAGACCATCGCCCGACAGACCCTGTTCATGCAGACGCAGACCACGACGCGCGGATGCGCGCATGAATTCTGGTGCGCTCAAATCCACTTGACGCAATTCAACATTGGCGGCTTCCTCAGCAGGTTCGCCATCGGATGCAAGCAAATCTTCGCGGATGATCCACAACTTGCAGATACCTTCAGGGGCAATGTCGCCTGAAACGATTTCGCACCCGCGCCCACCTTCGTAGAACACACAATTCGCGCAGACCATTCCACTATCCGCAAACGGTGATTGTGCTACATAGTGCGCGCCGTTCGCGCCAGTGCTTTGATCCCATTTGCCGAATTCGTCAGCAATCTTTTCAAATAGGTCATACATCGCACCCTGACGCGGCGTGATACCCATTTCTTCCTGTTCTGCCAAACCTTCAAGCATTTCTTCGGTGTCGTCAGATGGTTCTTCCATCTCAGGCTTTTCGCCCTCAGGTTCTTCCATCTCGCCCATCGGCATCAACTGACGCTGACCGACTTCACCCAACGGTTCCAATCCTTCAGCAAGCGACATCGCAACCATCCGATCAATCGCATCCTGCTTTGTGGTATAGCAAGAAAGTGTTTCATACCCGCCATCTTCACGCAGGACAACAGCCGCCCAATTGGAACAATCAGGTTGGTTCTGCGAAATTCCGTAAGGCATACAAATCAATCCACATCAGGTGTCATAATGCGCAGGTCAGCAGTCCCGACCTGTGAAGTCACAATGCCATACATTTTCTGTTTGATCGGCAGGAAGAATTCATGTGGTGCGCTGTGCTTTTCAAGGGGCATACCGTTTGACGTTGTAACAGTGCTATCGCCGACATACACGGTCGCGCTATTGACAATCTGAAGATAGATGTATCGGTTCTGGTCATCTTCGTTGACAATAAGTGTTGGCGTAGTTCCAACCGTGACCTGCGTTGTTTTCATATTTTATCCAATCAATGCCAATACTTCAGCGTCATCGTTTTCTGCTACCCATTCAATGTTAGCCACAGCCTGTGCGGTAATCATATGGATCGTTGCAGATGCTTGCGCCAGGATTGTCGTGGGTTGCCGCTGTGGTTCCTGTACCTGTTGCGGTTGTTCTTCCGTTTTCTGTATTGGTTCAGGGCGCAGTGCGGATTGAACAAAGCCTTGCGGAAGTCTGCGCCCGCCGCCGCCTGACGGTCGGCGTACTGGTGTCACAGTCGCTGTCGCTGAAGCAATGATTGCGCCCAGTGGTGCAATCATCACACCTTCGCCCGAAGGCACAACTATTCCTTCGGCTGTGATAGTCGCACCTGGTATGACTGTTGCGCCTGTGGCAGTGATGACAACCAATGCTGATGCTGATGCTGTAATTGAACCCAGACCCGCCGAACCACCTGCGTTGTGTGCAATCTGTGCATTTAGTTGCGCGCTGATTTCACCAAGTTCCGCAGATCCAGAACCGATGTGATCAACAACGGCAGACGCAGACGAACCAAGCGCACCCAATGGCGCAGACGCAATACCCGTCTGCACGATCTCGCCAGTGGCAGATGCGGAAACAGAACCCAGTGCAGATGCGGCAACGCCGCCAACTGAAACAACTGCAACCGCTGAACTAGATGCCGAACCAAGCACCGCAGATGCAGTGCCTTCCATCGGGAAGTTCTCGCCCCCTAACCCGACCAGGGGATCATTTAGTGCGCTGACATCCAGCGTGAAGCGGCTGAATGCCATGACTGACTACGAAGCCAGGGTGAGTGAAACCGTCAGACTTCCCGAAGGGATAGTGAACGTATCGCCAGCCGAATATGCATTAGCGGTAATCGTTCCAGAAAACAGGAAGTTGCCAGATGTGCTGGCATCCCACGCGCTGAAGAACGTTGCATCCTGCGATCCCGCGATGTTCGTCCACGACACAGCCGCATCACTAGTCAGAACGCCGCCGCTTGCCGCACCGAACGATGCCGCCTTGCGCGTCGTCTCAGTCGCCGTGTTCGCAGTTCCAGTGCTTGACGGATCGCCAACGTGCAGTTGCACATACACAGTCGCGACTGCGAAGGAACCGTTGTTGCCAACAGCGTCAAGAAGTTCGTTCGCCAAGTATTCGGAAAGTCCAGTAGCCATCAGTCAACCCTTTCATCAATGATCTGCACGATGCGACCATCGGCATCACGTTCAACCCTGCGACGGATCATGCGCGGTTCGGGAACCGACACATTCACAACTGTTTCAGGGATGTTGATCGTTTGCGGTTCCATGTTGATGATCGGCGGTTCAACATTGATTGATTGTTCGGGGAACTGAATGTTGATGTCCTGCGGCGTTTCATGCACAACAATCGGTTGCGGTTGCGGTGCTTGGTGAACGATCACTTCGTTGCGGTAACTGCGCTCAGGTGGAACCTGGTCTGTACCCATAAGCGGAAGATCGCCACCTTCAACACCTGCGATCGGTGCGCCAGCGACACCCATAATGAATTGGTCGCCGCCGTCATACGGTTCGCGGTTCTCAATCTCGCGTGCTTCATTCGGTGTCAACGTGCCAGACATGATCTGCAACTGCTGTGCGCGCACACGGGTCATCAGATCCGCGCGCGTGAATTCGTCTGCATTGAACACAACCCGTTGAGTGATCGGCAACAGTTCAGAAAAGGCATCTTCAAGTCGGCGACACCACGCAAGAAGCGTGTAGCGATGGAAGTTCAAACCCGTGCTTTCTACGTTGGTATACGTTTGCGTGTCACCGCCAGTACCTGACAACAGGAACAGCGGAATGCGGTAAGCGCGCGCGATGTCGCGCACGATGCTTTCACGGTGCGCAATCATTTCCATGTCAGCCGCACTGGTAGTGACTGGTCGCCACTTCAACCCGCTTGTCAACACGGCAGGCTTGCGATGCTTCCAGTGCGCTTCCGTCCAGTTGTCACGCAACACCTGTGCCTGCTCAGTGGTCAACTGCTGATCGGTTTCCAGGACTGATTGCGGTGTTGCACCCTCACCGTAGAACTGCGACAAGAAGCGATCCATCGCGATGCCCATGCCGATCGTGTTGCGCATGGCTTCCAGCGGGCTGATGCCGCGACGCTGGTTGGGAAGGATCAGCCAGTGAATTGCACGAATGTCCTTCTGCGTAAATTCAGACTTGCCGATTGTGTAGATCACGTTGCCCTGATCGTCATAGACCACGTTCTTGATTTCTGACGGGTGCAGGTTGCGCATCTCAATAGGCAAACCATTGGAACCCTTCGGTGCATAGATGTATGCGTTGCCGTGAAGCGCAAGCGTTGTCATCGTCTGATGCACGAATTCAAACATCGTCTGATGATTGTTCGGTTTGATAAACACTGAAGGTGTCGGCAACTTTTCTAACCTGCCGCCGCGTGTGCGGTACAGTTCAACAGGCATCGTCGCCACACTGTCGGCAAGCAAAGTCACAGCGGCAAGCACAGCAGAATGCGCGAACGCCGTCGTTTCGTTGACCAGTTCACCTGAATAGTTCTCAAAGAACGGGCGTGCGGTGATGCCGTACGGGTCAATGTTGCTTGGAAGTGCGCGCTTCTCGCGCCGTCTAATGATGCTCATGCGCTATACATCCCTGCCGCGATCAGAATAATCCCACCGATAATCGCCGCGATTGGTAGCGAAAACGTCCCAATTCCGACCAGAAGTGACGCGAAACCGACCAGTTCCATGCCAGTTGTGACCCGATCCCTGGTGAAGTGTTTGAACATTGTTTTCATTTCCAGATGTTTAGAACCATCGGGGCAGTGTCAATGGTCGCGGTTTGTTTTCTTGTCGCCCTATCTAACCCCATAACCATAGCAATGCAAGCGTCTATTTTTCGCTTGCTTCTGCCTTTGCTCAGTCGCCAACCGTTGTCTGTCATGCGCTGTGCCGCAGATAGAACCTGGTCAGTGAACGTCGGCGAACCATCATGTGCAACCTTGCCTTTCACAATTAGTTCGTATGCGTGACCACAGGCGGGGATCATGCGCTGACCGACCTGCGGATATTCCACCATCGGCAACCCGTCATCCATCAACGCCTCAGCAGACCGCATGAAGTAGGCGGGGTCAAACGCAAATTCTTTCACCCTGTATGTTGCGTGCAGTTCTCGCAAATAAGTTTCCACTTCCAGCACATCAACGCCTTCGTCTTTCGGTTGCCAGATCTTTGAACGAACAACAACCCGATCATCCTGCGGCTGTGCAATGACGACGGCAATACTGTCATGTTTCAACGCCATATCAATCCCAACCCATACAGGTAGATCTGGATCAAGTCCAAGATCGGAACGACACTGTTCCCACGCCCCGACAGGCAACCAACTTTCCTGCGATCGCACCCACTGGTTCAACCGCCAACGACGCACCGACATTTCCGATCCTTCAAACGAAGAACGCACCGCTGTTTGCAAATCTTCTTCACTCATCAGATCTTCGGCGATGTTCGGATTGGCTTTGCGCCACTGCTTAGGGTCATCAATCTTGCAGTCGGCATCCGCTTCCCACCACCAGAACCCGAAAGAA